GATGAGTCGGTCACGTCTGCTGCTTACTTGGAACTCGTGTTCGTGGCCGTGTATGAGGATGTGAGCTGCACCTGCCGCATGGTTGTTGAATGTCTGTTTCTCCCACCATTCCATGGCTTTGCCGCGGTTCCATTGGTGGCCGTGGATTAGGACGAAGTTGGTGCCGTTGACTTCGAGAACAAGGTGGTCTGAATCTTTTGCAGGTACAAAGATGTGACAATGTCCATAACGGTCTGGATTGAGGCTGATCGCTTCCGCGACCGCAATAGCAGACTCCGTAGCATGGCCGTCGCTAGCGTCAGTAGTTTGAAATCGCTGTACGTCATCGTGGTTGCCGTTGACGATGCCGATTGTAATGACTGGAGCCTCGATGAAATTATCAATAGTGCGGAGTAGCATTCGTCTAAAGACGCGCAGTTGTTCCGTAACTGTGAGATCGCTTCGATAGAAATTTCGTCCACCTTGAGATTGGTTTCCCTCAAGATGGTCACCGAGTCCGGCGATAAGTACTTCAGGTCGGCCCGCTTTAGTCCATACTTGCCGGCTAAGCTCAAGGCTCTGCGTCCACGCACGTATGATTCCGTCAGTTCCGTCGCCATCGGGTTTTCCGAGTTGACTGTCTCCGAGCGCAAAAACAAATAGTTCCTGTGTTTTGTTTGCATTTGGTTTTACTGCCTTTCTTTTGGTGAGTTGGATTAGATCGTCTACTAGGGATTGGCGGTCTACTCGTCTAGATATTTTGAATGTGTATGACCATGCGCCTCGTGTGACTGCTGGCGTTTTTTTGCCTTGGTCGTCGGTTGCCACGTCGCGTGTCCAGGCGTTGGGGTTGTATTTGGCTGTCAGCATTGTGGCGACATATCCGTCGGGGATGATTCCGCCGCGTCCGGTGATGAAGTCGTGTAACTGTTCGGCACTTAGTTCTGTGTCTGTTACAGCTGTGACGACTGATTCGTCTCCGGTGGCGTTCCATTCTTGGCTGAATACCGTAGCACCCCTCGTGTCAGGAGTACGAGGGGCCTGCGGGGTATTCAACAGTTCGTCAAGCATCAGGATCTGTTAGTGCCTCGATGGTTAGGTTGTTGACTGGTTGTTCCTCGTTGGGCATTGGCATGGGGTCGATGCCCATTGCTTCGCAGAGTGCTTTTGTTTGTTTGGCGATTGCTTCGACCATTTTTTCGATTTCGTAGATGCTAGCCATTGTTGTTTCTCTTTTCGCAGCTGATGCATTCGGCGCGTCGGTGTGACCGGACGGATGATTCTTGGTTGGGGCATCCGATGGATCGTATGGTGCGCCAGATGTGTCGGGTTGGGATTTGTTCGTTGTCCATGGCTTTCCAGAATGCGACTCGGTCGTCCTCGTTGAGCGTGTCGAGCCAGATGTTGAGTCGGCATTGTTTGCCGGTGGGTGGTGGTACTTCGTTGAGTAGAGTGTCTAGGCTCATGCTGTGAATCCTGTGATGAGGATGATGATGAGTGCAAAGGTGAGCCAGATTGCGACACCTGTGAGTGCGATGACTCCGCGTTGTTGCCAGAGTCTGCGTTGGTACATGCGCATTTTGTACGATTTGACGGCCATCAGAATGGTGCTCCTGGTGTTGATGGTGCGGTGGCCCAGTCGCTGTTTACGTCGGGTGATGCTGTTTGTGCGCCGCGTAATACTTTTACGACGGGGTTGTTGACGTTGAGGTCGATGGATCGTTTGGTTTCGCCCTGGTAGTCGTATTCGTTGATTTTGGTTGTGAGTTCACCGGTGACCTCGACGAAGCTGGAGAATTCTGGGAGTGGGATTGCCCAGACTTTCCATTTCTTGTCGAACGTGCGGCCATCGTTTAGCCGGATTGTTTCGAGGAGTATGAATCCTCGGTCGCCGAGTGGTTTGTCGACGATGCCCTCTATTTTGATGAATGCCATGTTATGTCCTTACCTTTTCTGGTTGATTACGTACAGGATTCGGCAATAAGAGTCAATGGCGTTATACGCCTGTTCTTTACCAATCATGTCGACCGGTGATTCGTTGAGCATTTTTGTTACTGTCCAAATTTCATCGATGATCAAGTTAATAATTTCTTTTTCAGTCATAGCGGGTCCTTTCTCCATTGTGCTACTTGGTAACTGTAGCAGGTATGACATTGGTCATGTGGTTCGGCGTGGTCTTGGCATTGTGGCGTGTCGGCGGCGAAGCCTTGGCCGACCGACGCAACATTGCGATCATCATTTGTTAGTGAGGGGGTCGCCCCCTGGCCTGGGGCCGGGGCGCCCCCGAACGTCTCTTTTCTAATATGTTCTTTATCTATTCGGAGGACATGGGTGTCCGCCCTAACATGTCTCATATGTCCGCCCTTGGTGTCTCGAATGTCCGCCCCAGGGAGGACATTTGCGACACTATTCGATGAGTTATCCACAGGCAAATCTACGTCGATTAAGTACTTGTTTGTGCCGTATCGACCTGCCTGGCGGATGGTTGTGAGTACACCATCGGCTTCGAGTTCGCGGATGATGCGTCGGGTGTGCCGGATGGATGCCCCAGCTTGTAACGCAACAGTGGTGACGGACGGCCAGGCCGCGTTACCTTTGTTCTCGTTGACATAGTCGGCCAGGATGATGAGGATAAGTTTGTGCATGCCGTCGACACGATCAGAGTGGATGACCTTTTTGACGAGTTTGAAACTCATACTCGTTGACCGCAGATGACACATTCGGTTGTGCCGTTCTCGCCGATACGCAACCAGTGGTGTTGATGTTCTTGTTCCATGATGCTCCAATTGGAATCCCCCAACCTGCTAGCACAGGCTGGGGGAAATTGTAGGGGTTGTCGTGCTAGCGACTGTCAGTCAGCATAGTCCTCAAGTTGGGTAACCGATACCCACACACACAAATCCGTTGTCGCGGCGTGTTTTATAACACCCAGCGAGTAGACCTGTTCGTCACCGTGTGCAAATGCTCCGGCGCGTTGCATACCGTCAAGAATGGACTTTGCCAGGTTGTCGACATCTTGTTTGGCGTGACGATCCGTGTGGATGTTGATGGTGACACGTAGTTTGCCGTCGAGTGACAGCATGCCGTATTTGTCGTTCCATGTTCCGGCCACAACTTTTTCGTAGTCGACGGTCGTTTTGGGTGTGTAGACACCGCCGGACCGTGTCATGCGCGGCCTGCCCTTGGGCACTGCACGACCGTCGATACGGAATCGGAGCAGGTTATCCATTGAGTGCTTTTTTGCGTGCTGTGAAGTCGCTGATGAGTTTGGTGGAGTCACCGGAGTCGACTGCTTGTGACCATAGTTTGTTGAGGTCGTCGAGTGTTGCAGCGTTTTGTATGTCTAATGTTGTGATTTGCGCTGCGTCGGGTGCCCCGCGTTCCGCTTTCTGCATCTCTTGGCGTGAAGCCCTGTTCTTGGATGTGGCAAAATTTGCCGTCGCAAGGCACCTACCCAAAGCCGACGTTTCTGCGTTTTCCCATGCACTTGTCATATTGGCACCGGCACCGCCGTCAATTTCAAATGCCATACCAGTACCGCGAGGCATCGGTTCACCAATATCAAACCAGCATTCGGCGTACACACGCCATTGCTTGCGCTCACGATCTGCATCGGTAGTGAGGTCTTTGGTAATTAGCGCTCCGTTGGGATACTTTTTCCAGAATGCTTCGATACGTTCTTGGACTGTGGCGTAGTCTGCCAGGTTAAATCTAGCCATGGAATAGTTCCTGCACTTCCTTGTAGTTGTTGTAATCGGTTATAAATCGTTGTGCTACTTCGATGAGCTGCGCGATCATGGTTTCGTCGCGTTCTATGATGATGTGCTTGGGTTCCATCCATGCCGGAACAAACTCACCGTCGTTGTTCTCTGTCCGCAATAGCCAACCGAACACACACTTTTGCGCTCCAGTGACGTGCAGTTGCCATTGAACCTGTCGACGGTACTGGATTGGTATCACGCTGCCATCCCAATCCTTACCTGTCGTTTTGACCTCGGCAATAATCGACCAGTCATCATTGAGGCCGTCTGGCGTTGCCAGGTGCCAACGGTAGTCACCGTCACCGCAGATTAGCCAGTCATTGGGTCGTATTTTGTATTCGACCGGCAGGCCGTTGACAATCCATTCCTCATAGTCGCGCCCAAACTTCATATAGGCGTTATCCGTAATCTCGTTGTCTTCTGGAAACAGCGCGTTCTGTAGTTCAGCGTCGTATCCGGCAGGCCCTGACGCGGCCTTAGCAACCGTGGTAGCAGACACACCATGTTGGCGCGCCCTGTACCATTCGTCAGTTAGTGATCGTGCCACCATCCTGGAGTCGTTCGACAATCTGTGCTCCTTTCTCAAGCATTACTTGAGTAAAGTTTGACAGATACCTAGGACATCCCATTGCTTTGCGTAGTTCGGCAAAATGTGCGTTGCGCACCTTTTGTTCCGACACCGACA